ATGTTTTTTGTACATACTCCATATAGCTAAACTTTCATCTTTAGTTACACCATCTCTAGTTTTATGTCCAATTAAAACAATTACTTTGTCAATATTTGGATTTTTAGCTACTTCATCTACTAGGTAAAAGTGACCTAAAGTAGGTGGTTTAAAACCACCAGGAACTAAAGCAATACCTCTTTGTCCTTCTGCCTCTAAAATAGGTTTTATTAAAGATTCAACTAGTTTATTCATTTATGAATTGATTTACTTTTTGTTTAGCTTCATCAAATGTATCAAATTCTTGTTCTATATCTAATAAAGATTTAATTTCTTGATTTGTTTTTTCTTTGTCTGCTTTTGATTTTGCTAATTCTTCAGGTGATTTAGATTTACCTTTTGGCATAGGGAACAATTGTTGAATTTGTTCCGGGTCAAATGATTTATCAACATCCTCAGGATCATTATTTACTATAACAATATTATTTCCAAATGCTTGTCTATAAGTATTAATGTTGGAGACTAAACCTTGCCAACTTTTCAACACAGCTGTGGTAGGTAAACTTCTACCACGTTCAGCATTTCGTTTTAAAGAAGTCATAGGGGAAACATAAATCATTACCATAAATGTTTCATATCCTCTTGCTTCTAATTCTTGTTTTTTCTTTAACAAAGGTTTAGAAGCAGCTCCTGTACCATCAATTATAATATTTTGTAGGGAACCTACTGCTTGGGTTTCTTTTTCTCTAGTTGTAACTCGAGCTCTACCCATTAATTTAGCAGCAGTGGAAAGTTCTTCAGGGGACATTAAAGCAAAATCTTCTTTGCCTAATTCTTTTTTAAGGAGTTCTTCGTAATCTTCATCTACGTTTATCATTGTAAATCCTTTAATCCCCAATTTATTTAAGGTAAAGGTTTTACCAGCTCCCGCAGGACCCGCCATAAAGATAGCTTTAGGGGAGGATTGTACTTCCTTTAGTAATTGAACTAGACTTATCATACTTATACATATTATAGATCTCTTTTAGCTACGGTCCTAAATTCGGTAAATACTGGGGAATGTGTTGGGTTTTCTAAATCAAATAGGCGTTTTACAGTTTTAAAAATATCAATATTCTCTTCAAATGTGCGAGTTGATTCAACTATTTCCCATCCTTTACCTTGCATTTTACCTTTTGAAGCTTTGCGCTTAGATGATTTAACCCATAAAATACCGTAACGATCTATTTTCTTGCCAAAACATTCTTCATAACATTGACCATAAACAGCTGTTTGTAATTCATATGTTAATTGAAGTTGATTAGATGTTTTTAAATCCAATAACCAAGTTTCACCATTTATTTCTACAATTAAATCACAAGTACCTGCTATTTCTAACACATCTGAAAATAAATGGACTTCTGTTTCAATTAAGGTAGGTTTAAATTCTTCCCAAAATTCTACAAAACGTAAAAACATTTGCCATACATCTGGGTTGTGTTGGGGGCGTCCATATTCATCTAAAAAGTTTAATTCAGCTCCATTTAGGTATTCTTCACATAATTCATGTACTTGAGTACCTTCTTCTGCTGCTTTTTTAACAATATAATCGGAAGCAAATCCAACTTGTTTAAGCCAATTTTCAAAAAATTTACCTTTTGGATAATATCCTAAAACATAAGTAACGGATGGATAATATTTTCCATTTCGTCTATAATATCGAGAATCAGGTAAAGTTATTTGTTGTGCATCTTCAGAGATTTGAAGAATACGGTCATATGATTTTTTGATATTTTTCTTTTTCATATCAAAGATAATTTTTTCTCCATTAACTTGTATTGTGTTAGAGGAGAAACTGTTTGTATAAGTTTCGTAAAATGTTCAAATCCCATTTCACTTGGGTCTTTCCCTTGAAGTTCAACCAAGTAAACTTCCTTACCAATATCTAAAAGCTGTTCACAAAATCCAAGGGCTTGTTTAACAGCATCGTTATCTAGTGCAATATATATTTTTTGTACTTTAGATTCAACTAACTTTTTCATTAAAGATGGTTGAATATTTTTTCCAAACAGTGGAATAACATTTCGCTTTATAGCTAAAGCATCAAATGGTCCTTCACATAGTATAATAGGTAGATCCCAATTAATAAACAACTCAAACGCAACTATATCGCGAGACACTTCCGGATTGCGGTACTTGGTGTAAGGATCTTTCTCAAATGATCTCGCGGTAAAATAATTTAATTTACCATTAGCATCATACGATGGTATAATAATCATATTAGCATATGTACCTGAGGAGCAATATCCAATATTGTATTTAAGGATATCTTGTTTAGATATATTTCGTTTTTTAAGATAAGCTAAAGCATGTCTAGCTGAAATGTCTTGGTTAGTTATGAAGGATTGGTATTCTTTAGGTAATTCTAAAATATTTTGTTTTACTACTCCAATGTCTTCAGAAGAAACATTTTTAACTAATTTACTTAATTCTTGGAAATACCCAGCATCAACTTGAACTTGCTTAAATAAACTTCTTATGGTTTTACCTTTCTTACCACAAGTCCAACATGCCCATTGGTTTATACCGTCTTTATTTTCTGTAAAATTAACCTCTAATTTAGGTTTATGGTGATGACAAAATGGACAAGTATATGCTTGATTCCCACGTGCAGTACGTTTACCTGTTCCTAAAACAGAATTTACAAGATTAACTAATAGTTCATTTACCATATTTTAAAGGTACGAACTTAATCTATGGAAGCAAAATCTTTTTAACAATATTTAAAAGTATATCCTTTTAGAGTTGGGTAAGGATATTTTCCTTTTACAAATGAACAAATACAACCTTTACTAATGTTAAGAGATTCACTACACTCTTTTATACTGTTAAATACCTGTTGGATTTCTAAACATAAAATTTTTTTGGTTTTTTTACCTATTTTATTTTGGGATATTTTTTTACAAGTATCATTACTTAATTTTCTTCCACTTAATTTTTTTCTTAAATTGTCTTTATGTTCTTGAGTTCTTTTATATGACAAACCACTTCCATTTTCTTTTAAAAATTTACTATGTTCAGGTCTTTTTTTCCCTGTCCATGATGGTTTTGATGCTAATTTTATATTTAAACCTCGAACATGACTGTTAAATAAAAGAATATAACTTTCTTCCTTTTCGTTTAATTGTTCTAATAAACATTCTTCTAAAATTTCAAATATGTGGGCTTCCCACCCATATTTTTTTAAAGAATTAAAAATTTTTATTGATTGATTACATTGAAGTTTTTTATATTCTTTAAATCTTCGTTCAATATCAATACTTTGTCCAATATAAACTTTACCTTTTGGATTTGTAATTTTGTATATTCCAATCATATGTTTTATTATACATATTGGAGAATTTACCTAAAATATCAAAAAATAAAATCTTTAGAAAAAAAACGTCCTTGTATATTATCGTTTATCCACTCATCAGGTTTTTCTAAAACCTCATGTTTAAATAAATACTTACATTCGTAATATGTTAAAAGTTTTTTATTTGAAGCAAAACATAAAATTTTACGTACAAAATCTTCTTGTTTACCTTGTTTAATTAACTCAACTATAGGTTTAGCAGAACCGTAATATGTTTTCCAATCAGATTCTTTTTGAATAGTTGTAGTTAAAGATTTACGACCTCGAGTTACAGGTTGTTCAGCTAATTCTTTTTTAGTAAGTTTTTTCTTTACATTATGGAATAAAGATTTTTTACCTAAATACGCTTTACCTGAGGGTTCGTGTATTGTAATATAAATAAATCCGAATGTTCCTTCAGGGAAATCTTCTAAGGATTCTATCCTTTTATCTTTGTATAACCAATTTGACATAAAATTTATAAATCTAGATTAACTAATATTGATGTATCTGTAACTGCTGATAATGGTAAGGGTTGGGCTAATTTGGCTACTGCTAATAAATTATAATTGTTATCATATAATCCAATTGTAGTAGCATATGGTGTAAAGAATGAACCCGTTGCAAAATTATATATTACCCCACTATTTGAGCTCCCAGAAATTAAAGTTGGATTTTGAGAAAAGTTATATTCATTTTCTCTAATTGTGCATTTATATTGGGCTTCATAAATTGTAACAGTGCTTTCAAATTCACAAGATATATTTTGAGACATAGAAATATCTTGAATAATAGAAGGAGTTTTAGTTATGATAACCATTCCATGTTCATATATTATATCTCCTATTTTTGAACTTCCAGATATTAAATTACTTTCCCCATCATCAGTTAAAGAACCACTTTCATACGTTAAAGTAAAAGTACCTGGTTTAATATATTCTCCAAATAGATTTGAAGGAATAGCTATAACTGTAATTTCGTTATTTGATCCTGTTGGAAAATATCTATTAGCAGGTAATGTATTAGATAAATAATTATAAGCGTTTGGAGTGTATTGGGTTGTAGTTGTTATAGTCCCATCAACATTAAATGAAGCAGTTGTAACAGGTGAACCATCAGATCCAGAAATATAGTTATAGTAATATAATTCTCTAACGGAACGATAAACTAAATATTTATCTTGAGTTGAAATATATCCTGTTGGATTTGAACCTGAAATCCACAAAGTAGGTTCAAGGTTTTTTCCAGTAAAAATATCAATTCCTGATCCTGTTAGATCAGCAACGTTCTCAAAACCAAATAATTTATTTACTTTGAATGGAGAGACGATAACGTCCGAAGTTGTAAATGGTTTGAAAATGCTCATTCATTCTTAGAAATCTAGTTTTACTCTAACAAGAGCTTCTTTTGTAAAGTCTTTTAATAATGGGCGTGACATTTTAGCTACTGCTAATAAATCATTACTATCATTATACATTCCAATTGTAGTAATATATGTTTGTGGTTGGTTAATAAAATCATCATAAATTACTTCACCTGTTGATCCTGAAATGAATGTTGGGTTTTCAGAATAGTTAAATTCACTATTTCTTGCTCTAACAAATACATAATCAGAGGTGATTGTTTCTTGGGAGTTTAATGTAAAGCTTGCACCTAAAGAAATAGCATTATATAATCTTCTATTATTAAATCCTTCAGAGTTGTTTGAACGTGAAGGTGCTACTCGAATAGATTGTGAAATAGCTGATGGGTTTAATAAAATTGTTCCTAAATCAGGGAATACTAAACCATATGAACCTGATCCAGCTACATATCCACTTCCATTTACTCCTGATCCGTTAGAACCAGATACTAATTGGAATACACGAGAAGCTCCAATAAATGTATTTACAGAAACATCATTTGAGTTATCTGTAAGTTGAATTATACCTCCGGATCCTGAGAGTCTTAGGTTAAGAGATCCAGGGAATAAAGATTCTTTATAGCGGGCTCTTTCCATTGATAATACCCAGAAATTACTTCCTGTGACTATGTTTGTATCAGTTCCAAATAAGAAATTAGCATTTTCGTCTTCTAAAATTAATGCTCGGTATTGACCAAACATTGTTTTTGTAGGAGAATTTTCAGGAACAGCACTATTAAATAATGTACTACCACTTCCTAAAATATCACAATATACAATATCAAATTGTACTGCTGCTGTATCTTCTGTTGAAGCCGTTTGATAAATACTCAAATAATAATCCCCAGAAGAACCTGCTTCTTGTACTGAAGAGGTAAAAAATGATGTAAGGGTTGGGTTTCCTGTTGACCAAAGAGTAGAAGTGATTGAATCACTACTAACTACAAAATCTTCAGCGTCGAATCTTTTAAATGCCATTAGTTATATTTTTAAACAGTTGTTTTTGTAATTGTAATTGGAATTGTTAAACGAGCTCCACTATCTAAACCTACTACTGTTAATGTAGCTGCTAATTGAGTATTTGTTCCAAATAATGTATTTACAGTAGTTGCCCTTAAGTTAATTTGAGAACCAATTACTGTTGTAGAAACATTAGTACCTAATGTTGTTGTTGCAGTTGTATTAGCATTTGTAGCTGCTGTTGAATTAATTCCAATTCCAGTAAATGTACTCATTAAACGAACATCTGAAATTGTAGCTGAGTATCCACTGGTTTCGAATGTTTGGGCATTTCCTAGGTAATTTAATGTTTGAGGAGTAATAGCTAATGAAGCACCTTGTTTTAAAGTAATAGCAGAATAACCTAAATTTAATACAGGTAATTTAGCTGTTCCACGAGGTAAAGTAGCTAATTTATATTTCATGATTTGTGTTTCTTGAGGAAATGCTTCAAGTAAAGGCATATTTTGAATAGCCTCACCATAAAATGCTGAACCTGAGGGGTGGTTTGGGTTATATAAGGTATAATCAATTTCGTCATCTGCTAATGCAAATTGTGTAATACGAAATGATCCATCGTTTTTAGCTAGTAATTCTCTACCTTTTGTTGTTAAAATTGCGTCAACTGTGACTACTTGGTTATTTAAATATCCCATGTTCTATTTTGTTATAAATATATTATACTAATAAATATTATTAAAGCAAACCTTTCTGTGTAAGATCTTCAATGTATTTTCCTATATTTTGTTCTAGTTTATCACTTATATATTCAGGTTTAATTAAATATGGACTACTTACTCCAGAAGGGACAGATCCATCAAATATAAAAGATCCAGCACTATCAACATATCTTCTTAAAACAAATTGATTTACATTAATTCCTGATCCTGAAATAGGGTTATCAAGGAGGATTAAAAGGTAGGTAAGAAGAGGAGTAGTAATTATAGATGCTTCTTGTACCATAAAAGTTTTGGTTTCATCTCCTTCAAATCTAAATTCATCCCCAGTTTCAATTGTAAAAGGTAAAGTTACAGGATTAAACCCAGACCCAGCAATATCTTTTTGATGTGTTTCTTGGTTTCCATAATATTGAATTAAAGCAGAACTAGTAGAGTATAAATAATTAGAAAATGCCGGGGATGGGTTTGTGAAAAATAATCCAGTAGTACTTATTGGTGCCGTAGGTAGTGGATTAGTTGATATTTTCCAAGTACTAGTAGCATTATATCCTACATTACTATTTCCTGTTATTAATTGAATTTGGAATACATCTCCTGCTACTAATTCAGTTGCAGGGATAGTTGTAGTAAACGATAATGGTTTAACAGTTCCTCCAGGTATATATCCACTTCCGTTAACATATCCTGTTACTCCTACAGGAGTAAGTACACTTGATCTATTTCTAATAATACGAGCATAGGCAGTGGATGTAGTAGAGTTATTATTAAATATATTAAGATCTACTTGGAATATTAAATCTAACCCTTCAGTTATTAAAGCAGCAGATGCAGTATAAACATTTGGATTAGCTAATGAAGTACCAACCGAACTTCCAGATACTATAATAGTATCCATTGCTATTCCTGACCAAGAAGTAGAACCAAATCCACCAGAAGAATCTTTTAATGTAGCTGTATAGTCATTAACGGATAAAGTTAGGTTAGGATTATCATCTGTAAATTCAATTTCAGGGGCAAATGACATTGAAGGATTTTGGTAATGTTTAATTTGGTTGTAAAGAATAGGTTCAATTTTAGTCCCACCTCTAAATACAGTTTTATATTGAGGTGAAGTATTTGTACTGGTTCCTAAAGATTCTATTTTAACTTTTTCTCCAGAAACAAAAGTACCTTGATTAACGTATAACGCAATATCATCTGTGTTTGGGGTTATAATATCTCCTTCTTCACCTATAAAGAATTTAATAAATGCAGCAGAAGCGTTCATTTTTTCAGGTGCCCATCCACCAATAGAATCACAATATGCTACATACACTTTATTAGATTCAACTGAAGGTAATTTACCATATGTATCTTCATCTCCAGAAGTCCATGTATTTAAGAATTGAGAGGTAGTTTTACTACCTTCATATCTAGGAATAATATGGCGTTTTGTAGTATAGTTTGAATCTTGAACTGCTGCTTTTGTAGCGCTACTACTTATAATAGCTTCAAAATTTGTTGGAACAAGTAATCCAGTTGAATAATCTACATCTTCATAGATTAAACTTGTTCTTCCATCTTGTACACTATTTAATAAAGCATTTTGGTCACTATTATAAAAATTAGGAACAGTAATATATGGTTCTAAAATTACTGAATCTTGAACAGCTGCAATGGGGGCAATACTTTGAGTAACTACTATTTGAAAATTACTCATAGTAACTGCAGTTCCAAAAGGAACAACAGCAAAAAAGTAACTTTCTTGCCCTTGTAACGGGACAAAAGATCCGGTAAATGTAAATACAGTTGGAGTGGAAGGCACTGAAAATGTTGTAGAACCATATGTAGTTTCTTCAGTGTTTCTAAAATTAAAATTAACTGCAGAGTTAGGGCCTGTAGAGTTATTTAATGTTAGACTAGCTGTGATATGTAAAATTATATTTGGAGTATTAATATAAGTAATATTTCCTGAGGAAGAATTGTATGCATTTTGGATATCTAAACTAGAGGTAAATTTAATAGAACTAGTTACAGCCGTTCCTGAGAAGTATCTGGGAGTAGATATAGAACCTGATATTTTATAGTTTTTTATTTCATTGTCTACTGTTGAGTATTGTGAATTAATTTCAATATCATATAAATAATAAGTGGGGTATTCAGTAATATTATTTATTTTATAATTAGTAGCAGTAGAATAATTTGAGTATTTTATTAAAAGATTAGTTATTTGTCCTAATGGAATTGTTGAATTATTTCCATTATAATCATTTTTAGCTATTTTAATAAAATTAACCCCTAAAGTATTAATTCCTCCATTAGATGGTTTTTTTCTTCCAACACTAATTAAAATTTCTCCATCATATGGTACTGTAGAAGAATTAAGAAGTTGGTTTGTAGAAAATGTTGATTGGAGAGATTGGTCAAAATTTGAATTTAAAAATAAGATTGGAGTATAGTTAAAAACAATATTTTCAACAGCATATGGTTGATTTAAACTTTGAGTTGTGACTATAACAACGGATCCGCTAAATTCACCATCGTAAAATTCATCTTGATCATCATGTAGTGTAACTATAAGTCCTAAAGGTGATTGGACTGTTTCATACCAACTTTGAGATACATTTCCTATATAGTTAAATGGTTCAAATGACCCACCAGTACCACCACTAAAATTCTCTATAGTTCCTAGATTATAATCATTCCATTGAGGAACAATTGTGCCTGATACTGAAATATCTTGGAAAGTAAAAGGAATATTAGTAGTAGTACCTAAATTAGGTGCATAACTAAATTCTAAATATCCTGAGGTTACGGTAGAAGGATTTGAATTAGGTTTAAATCCTTCAATTTGGATAATATCTCCTGGTATTGCTGTAAATGAAGAAGAAATATATTCTGTAATAGAAGACCCAGGAGTATTAGTAGCAAATCCAGGGATTACTGAAAATCCATTTTGGGTTATAGTCCATCCGGTTAATCCTGATCCACTTGTAGTTAGAGAAGCAACAAAATTAATAGTTATTGGAGAGTCTACAGTATATATCCCTGTGGGTAAATTGAATGTAGAAGGAAGAATACCTGAGGATGAATAGTAAGGGAATAATATTGATGATCCTGAGGAAACTTCTATAAATTGAAAATTAGAAGAAGTAAAATATACAGTTGCTAAAGATGAAGATGGTAACTCTGAGTAAGAGGTATAAGCTAGGGTAGAATAAGGGTTAACTTGTGGTTGTGGGTATTTATTTCTTTCAAGTAGGTGTTGTTTAATAACAATTCCAGAAGCAAGACTTGTACGAGCAGGTACAAAATCTTTAATCATTTTAAATAATGAATTATCAAAGAATTTTATTAAACGTATAAAATCAATTAAATCATAATTTTTAGTATACTTTTCAAAATAATCATTTCTTAATTTATCTAAAGCAGGATATGACTCAGCTGAGGAGGAACGTAATCTTGGATCTCCTATATAATCTCCAATGTTAAAAAATCCTAATTGATCCATTATATCCTCATTTATCTCATTTTGAGGTGAAAATGCTACTTCAAGATAATTTATATTTGGAGTATAACTTGCACTTGCTTCTGTTGTTTGAGATAATGCTCTATATTGAGATAAAGTATCACCAGCAGGTAAAGTATTATTTTCTAAACGGATTTTATCACTAACAGTATTTTTAATACCTGCTACAGGTTGATCGTAAAAGAAATATTCTGTGTTTGGGGTAAATGTAGGAGTAGGTGTATTTCCAAAATAAAAAAAGTTACTATTTCCAACAAATGAACTAGTAGGAGTCCAGGACCCTGTAACTTTTGGGTGAATTGAACGTGATCCCGTATATAATTCACCTCCTAAAGATGCCCTAAAAGCAAGTATATTAGGTCCACTCTTTATGGAGTTACCCTCAACTGAATAAGGATTCATTATATAATCCTTAAAAGTATTTTCAGTTAATCCTATAGTGTAATATCTAACTTCTTGTAAAGAACCTGAAAAATCAGAAGCAAGTGGAGGGGTTTCAAGGCTAAAGTCTATTCCTATAGAGTTAGCCCAAGAGGTTGAATCTTCATTAATTGAAGAAGAAGCATAAAATCCTAATAAAGTTCCATTATCTCCACCTTCATATATTTTATTACCAGCATGTAAAGTAAAATCATCACCTGCTCTAGTTATCATAGTTGACCACCATCCATTATCAAAAAATGGTAAATAGATACTAGCTGTTGAATTAGGAGAATTAGTATAATCGGGATAAAATGTTAAAGTACCATATTGGTAATATGGATTTATAATAGATCCGCTATATGAACCACTAGTATATCCTGATCCAGTGTATGTTAAAGTAATAGCAGATGTTATACCATTCCCATCATATAAATAAGCTAAACTTTGGGAAAGAGGAGAATTAACTCCCGGAAAACCTTCAGTTTTAAATCTAAAGGCTAATGTTGATGGTACATTATCTTCAGCACCCCAAGCTGGGTTTAAAGACCATGAAATAGATAAATGATTATCTGTACCTCTGGCTTGGAGAGCATAATTAAATTCATTTTGCCAATAATCCCAATCATTTGAATTTGTTTTATCTTTTCCTCCATACTCATTAATTCTTAATATTGTATCAGGAATACCATATGAAGTGATAAGAGCGCGCAAACCAGGTAAAGTACCTTTTGCTTTAAGCAGGTATGGTAAATTATGGTAAATGCGTTTATACAACGATTTATTCACATCATCTAACGGTAAATAATCGTTTGAAGCCGATATTAAAGTATTAACATATTCAAATCCACTAGGTGTAGGTAATGAACCTGTTATATTTGGGAATGGAAATAAAGCACCATCAGGTGTTAAACCTAAAAATGCAGTATATAAATCTTGTGTAGAAAAATTGTTTTGATATAATTTAATTCCAAAATCACGAATTGCATCTGCAACTATATCTTTTGAAATACCATATTCTAAACGGTTATCAGCATTATATTTTTGAGTAACATCTTTATAATAAATCCAAATATTATCATAATGTTGACCTACCATTTCTACAAATAATTGGTAAGGTTCATTAGCTGAATCTTCTCTTAAGTATTCAGGGATAGTATAATATAAATTATCTTTATTAGTATTGTCATATAAAGATGCAGTTAAAATAATTCCCCCATAGTTTGGACTATATTCATTTGTACTTCCAAACCAAGTATTAACAGCTGAACTTCCTATTTTAGCTAGTGCATAAGGTTTTTCAGTTGTTGTTTTAGGCCAGGCATATGAATTATCACTATAGTATAAAAAGTATTCATATCCGTCAAAATTAGTTATAATTTCATCTATTTTATTTTCATATACAGCAGCACTACTACTAATAGATGATGAGGAGTTTGTTGCATTGTTTAGTAAAGCAATAGAAGAAGAATATTCTTCAATTAATTCTATCTTATAATAGAAATTTTCTAAACGTGATTGAGCTGAGCTAAAATGAATAAAATTTGGAAAATTAGTATAATCTACGTTTATATCAATTTCTTTTTCTTCAAGTAAACTATTTAATTGGTTTTGAGAACTAGTTAAAGAAGTTGTAATTAAATCAATGTAAGACAATTCTAAAGTTGAATTATTTACTTTATCTTTTAAATTTAAATTAAAATTAGGTCCTGAAAGTGGGGTTGTGTCTGAGATAATTATAGGGAGATCTTCAAAAGTAACTTTGTAAGCTCTAGGTTCTTCCACAACTGTTACTACCCATAAAGGGAAATTTACATCAAAATCTTCAGGTAATGCTTCATATAATTTAACTAATACTGTTGGATTATTTGGATCAGTATTATCTAATTGAACGTTATTTGCAATTACAAGTTGATTTTCTCCAAAATTAAGATAAAAATCTAAAAAATAAGGACTATTTTCTCTTTCAACTATAAAATTGTTTGTTTGTTCAACGATACTAGGATTATCTAAAATAGTACTATCTAATCTAACCTCAGTTCTATCAGATGAAATTTCAGCTATATAAAGTTGTTCAAGATCAGAACCAATTTGTTTATTAAAAAAGTTAAAATATGTAGTATATTCTCCTTGATCAAACCCACCATTTATTAAGATTTGCTCAGGATCTAATATAATTTCAGATATATTTTCCCCTTCACCTGCAGATTGACCATCATTTTGGATAGTATATTGGGAAAAATTATAATCAGAAAAAAGAATTATTTGGTTATTATCGTATGTAAAATATTCAATATAACTACTAGAGGAAAGAGAAGTATTAATATCAAGAGTTGATATCAAATTCGTATCTTGTCCTTCATATGTTTGTAAAAGAAAACTTTGAGGATCTATTTGAGTAATTTCTGCTGCCATTATTGTGGGTTAGCTAATGTTGTTCCTGTTTGTAATTGTATAATTTGCTTTTGAGCATCTAATAAATCAATTCTTAATTGAGCAATTTCATCTTGTAAAGCTAAAATTTCTTCTTGATTAGCTTCAAAACCAATGTATTCACTACTTTTTTTAATTAAATACTCATGGGAATTTATAATGCCTAATTCAGGTATATCATAAAAAAGATCATTGTACATGTTAAAAAATTCTTCTGTAGTTGGTTGAGCATCAAGAATTTGTTGCACTGATTGGACTCCCAACTGCTTAAAAGAAGTATCTATAACTTTAGTGTACTGTTCTTTATTATATACTTGTTTATTTAAACTTACATTTTCACTCATCCGTTAATAACTTTAAAATAGTAATTATCATCAAAGATTAATGTAGAACCATTTATGATAGTTTTAATTAAAATTTTATAATATCTTTCTGGTTCTAATCCACTCATATAAACATCAAAATAATTTCCCTTAGTATCAGAACTAATTTGAGTATATTGATTATCGAAGTTAATAACAAATTCATTAGTAGCCAAGTCTTTTATTGCATAATATGAACTTGTTGGTAAATAATTCAAATTAGTAAATAAAGAACTTGTTTGATATACTCTTGTAGGGTATAAAGGACTTACATTTATATAAAATCTGTTAATACTTTCAGGAAAAAATTCTCCTGGGTTTTCAGATAAAGACATCTTTAAGTCTGTTGTAGTAACAACAGGAGAAGAAGGTGTAATGATTGAAGTATAATCTCTCCATCTAAATTCTAAAGTTGGAGGATATATTGTATTTGTATCAACACTATAATATTTAAATATAGGTTGAATATATTGACTTGGATTAAATTCATATGAACTCGAAAGTTTACATATAAATCCATAATTCGGAATTGAACTGGAATACCAAGCATTTACAGTATTACTTACATTTACTTCAATATCTTTTACAGAACGTAAACCAAAAGATTGTGTAACTAAAAAACTAGAGGTAATAAACCAATTTCCCCCTCCTTGTGGGACACTTGTTGATGAATCTGATCCAGTATAAGAAAAACCTCCAATAGTTCCATTCATACTCCAATTACCAGAACCTGAAAAGTTGGAGAAATTCCAAGAAGCTCCATCAGTTCCTTGAGCAATATCTAAATAATATCCAGTACCGTTTATCCATGATTGAGCAAGAGGACGAATTTCAAGAGATACATCTAAATTTACTCCTTGAGCTTCAGCTATAAAATTTTTAAGGTATACTCTATATGAACTTCCACTTATTTTATTATTGATAATATCTTGAATTTCAGTATTATCAAATTGGGTAATATATCTTGCCACCCCAGGATTTAGACTAGTTCCTAAAGTATTAGAAACTTCACATATAGCGTTCAATCCTGTATTCATTACAGGGTAAGCAGAATATAAAGTAGTATCTTGGGTTGGGAATATTTTATAAACAGCCATTAATATATTTTATTATAAATATGGCGTTATAAAGGAACTACTTTACCTTTAATATCTGAGTTAGGGTATCTTACTTCAAAAATACTAGGATCTAATGATGGGTAAATTACTTGATTTTGAGTAGCTAAGGTTATATCATAAGCATATTGAGAATATCCTGAGGTTGTTCCTGCTTTATTTTCAATAGTAATATTTTTAACTGTTTGAACCCCCTTAATTCTATCAAGTAAAACATATAAATCTCTTACCATAATAGGTTGATTGATTTGCCAATTATTGATATTAAAATAAGATTGTAATGCTGTTATACAAGCCAAAAGAACTTCATTATTATTATACTCAGGTAAAACTATAATTTCAAAATTTACTCCAATATTAATAATAAATGCATTTTTTATTTCAATATTATCTCCAATCATTCTATATTGAGACATATAAGTTCTCAAATTATTTTTTAATGTTTCAGAAGCATAATCTAATAAACCAATTGAATTTTGAGATAAAACAAATAAACTTAATGTTTCAATAGTTGAAATTTGAGTGTCAGTTAATTTAGGTTGTTCAATGTATGCTTTAGATATAGCACCATAATCCGAGGGCATACTTAAAGCTCTAATTAAATAATCATCAGCTGTAACTGAGCGTTTTTGAGAAGCAATTAGTGCTAGGGTATTTTGGCGAACCTCTTCTACTGTATCCCCTCCTTTCCCTCCAGAAGCAGCAGCTGCGTTATTTGAAGATAGAGAATTAAAAATATAGTTAGCTATAGTTGAGTTTAAATTTGTATTATTAAACTTAACATTTGTAGAAGCTACTGTTGTAAGAGTATTAGACGATATATTTGAACTAACTCCTCCTCCTGTTAGATATCTTACTGTTAAAGTAGTATTTGAAGGAGAAATTCCATAAGTTCCTGTGTATAAAAAATTTACAGGGGAATAAGCTGCTGTAAGTTTGTCTTGGTTGAAAGGTAATCCTATACCTACATTATTAGCATTAGGAGTAATTTCTTCATCAGTATCATCGGGAGAACCAGCTCCAAATTGTAATTGTACTTGGTTTTGAGATAATATTCGAGTAGCAAAACGTCTTGCAACTTTTTTAAGTCTCAATAAATATGGAGTATTATCTGTTTTATTAGGATCATTTATATTAGTATTTTTTATAGGATCTAATACCATTTCTTGTCCTAAATGATCTACTTCATACCATCTATTTCCATCAGAATCTACAACATCTAAAATTTTAATAAAATTATTTGGTGAAAATGTAACTGTATTAAATTGAACAGGATCTGTAAAATTAAAAGAAACATTTTCAATAGTAGCAGAAATAGCATTTCTACTTTTCTTTAAAAGAAAATATTGAGGAATATTACCTGCAATTTGGTAAATTGAAATCTCAGTTGGATCTTGAGAACTTGAAATAGAGAAATCTACTTTATCTTGGATTAAAAATGTAGTTCCATTTTGGGATGAAATTGTAGTATTTTCTCCAATAGTTAAAGAATAGTCGTAATCAGGAACATATTCTGAGCCTACTTGTCTAGCAGGTAATTGTTGATAAAAATCAACTGTAACTTGAGCTACTGGTGAAATTTTGGGTTTATATCCAAACATATAGGCTAACTCATATATGCTATTAGTTTGTTGGGCATATTGAGTAAATGTTTCTTGGAATTGATTATCTAAATAAAAACTTAAAACATCCCCAACATATGCGGATTGTTCCATAAACATCATTCCTACAGATGCAGGAGTAAAGTCATTAAATGTGTTTGGGAAATATGTTTTAGCATATTCAACTAAACGTGATCTAAAATCAGAAAAATCACGATTAATATATTTTATGTCTCTATTTGTATTAGCCATTTTTAAAATTGGATTTCAAGAACATCTGAAATACTAGTATTAATTACTGAATATTTAAGGGTTACGGTTATTTGGTTAGTATCTGATTGTCCAGTAACAATTAAGTCGGCTACGACTATATTTGGAAAATATGTGGATAATTTTTGGTTTATATCTTCTCTAAGAAAATCTAAATTCTCTGTTGTAATTTGTTCAAAAATAAATGCTCTTAAACCTCCTCCAAATGTTGGATTTAAAGGACGTTCTCCTGGATTGGTTAAGAAGAAATTTATTAAATCTGCTTTTATAGCATCTTTGGTTTGATAATTTGAAATAAAAACAGCATCCCCACTTAATGGAAGATTTATCCCTACAGCTGCGCTTGTATTAAAATCAATAGGGTATATCTGTTGGGGACTAAAAGCCATTACTTGGTATTTAATAAACTCATAATTTGATCCATTCCTACTTCACCTGCTCCTAAATTACCATTTACCGGATCACTTACCTGTGGTCTAAAAGGAACAGCATCTTGTGAAGTAAAACTCATAGCGGTTTCACCTAAAACTTCAGCATATTTTGATCTAAAATCAATTGGAGGTGGAGCATAAGATGGAGTAGTAGTTGGTGGGGTATAAGATTCTTTAACTAATTGTTTTGGAGATTTTAACGCTTCCAATATAATTTCCTTTAATTCTTCTTGAATTACTTCTCTTACGGCTTCTTTAATTAATTTTTTAAAATCGTTACTTTTCATATAATTATAAATATTTGATTATTCTGCTTTTAAATCATTTGTTTGTATATAAAATACAAGTTCATCAATCAATATCTGGTCAATTGAACTGTAAGACCATTCTCCTTGTAACATTACAACACCTCCTTTATTTCTAGCTATGGCTCTTCTTCGTTTTAATGAATTTGTTGTAGCTTCAGTTTCAACCTCCATTTCAAATCCATTTACGTTAGTAACAACAGGTGATAATTGATTTGATTGTTGTTGAGTTAAAGCAGTTAATTCTGCTGAGATTTGTTCTTGGGGGGTATTGGGGGAACAATGTTGGATTAATTCATCTAAAAGACTTAAATTTTGTAATGCTTGAGTTAAAACTTGGCGTAATATAACTAATGTTATTAAAAGACCAGTATTAACAGCTTTTAAAGATGTTATTGTTTTACCTATTGCATCTTTACTATCTTGTATCCCTAATAAAACATTAGTTGGAAGTCCAGCTCCAGGAGGAACAGATGTTGGTAAAGGAAGATTTTTTAATATTAAAAATGAAATTTCTAATACAGTAATTACATTACCCGAAATACCTAATGCTTTAGTAGTACTGTCTATTACTTTAAGAGTATTATTTAACTGTTTAACTAGTTTATTTTTTCGGCTAATTAATTTAGCTAATTCCTCTTGTGTAGGGCATGAAATTTGATTCTTAACATCTTCAAGTTTATTTTTATTTTGAGCTACTAATTGAGTTACTTTAGTAATTCCAAATTCAGCTATTAAAGTTAATATTACAGGTATTAAACGACTTTTAACATTAACAACAACATCATTTAATCTTTTTTGAGCGTAATATTTAGAATCTTTTTTATCTTTAGTTCTAACATCAATTTCTTCTTGAGTTATAAGGGATGAATTAATTTTGTCTTCATTTAAGCTATCTTGAATAGGCAGCATTTCGATAACAAAATTATCTTTAGGAGAACCATCTCCTTTATAAGGAGTATATTCTACACTTTCATACCCTTGTTTAATAATATTTAATTTAGGAAATGAAGATGAACTACTTAAATCAATTTCTAAAGGAATAGAAATAGAAAAAGATCCTTGAGAATCTGAAATGGAGGGGATAGTTGAACTTGAAAAGTAAATATTAGCCCCTACTATATATTCATTTGATTTACTATCAATTACTAAACCAGAGCTATTAACTGTAATTTCTGACATGATTTAGATTACTTTTACTTTAGTTGATTTAATATTTTTTAGGTTGGCTTCTAATTGACTTAATAGCTCAGAAGTAGTCATAGCTACTCCTCCAATAGCAGCATCAGGAACAGGTACTCCGCTTGGGAATAATTGAGAAGTTTCAAGTGTTTGAGTTAAAGCTTTTACTACTGAGATTAATTGGCGTAATAAAGTTTCAGTTTTATCTCCTAAAAGGGCAGATTCAGTAGCATTTTTACTTCCTAGTTTTAAATAACCTCCTACATTATGTAATGTAATATCTTTTGATTCAATATTTATAGTTTCATTAGTTGATAAACTAATAGATTTTTGCCCACTAATTAAAATACTATCAGTTTTAGCATTTAAAACTACTCTATCAGAATTTAATATAATTTGTGGATTTACAAATTGAGAAGGTAATGTTGGGGGAGTATTATATGAGTTAAAATCCTCATTAGATAAACTAAAAGGTATTTTTTGATATGAAGTTAAATAAATTGAAGATAAATCATTACTAATATTTTCAGTAATAGGAATCCATCCTCTATCATCTGTTTTTGTAGGTTGTCCATTTCTTAAAATTACAATTGGATCACCATTATTACCGGCACTAGACCAGTTATTAGCGTATTGACTTTTTGATTTAGCTGTTCCACCAAAACGCAAACTATTACCCCATCTTCCTTCATACATTATATCCCCAGCAAATGGCATTAAAGGATGTATATTAGATTTTTCAACAAATGTTGCTTGACTAGGATTATTTGGAGAATTTAAGTCTATTTCTACAACAGTATTATCAGGTATATTAAAAGCACCTGTTTCCACTTGAGTATAAGTTACATTTTGTGAAGGTGGAGTGGCACTAATTAATGGAGTAGGAAATGCACTTGAATTAGGAGATAATGCTCCATATAAAGATACAGGAAAATCATATACCCATTTTCCTCCTTTTGAATTAGGACCTACTACTTGATAAACAAAAACATATTCATTTACTAGTGGAAAATTTTTTTTATCTGAAAATGAAGGATAAGCAAGGTATACTTTAGTGTTTATTACGGAATTAACTGAAATATTTTCACCAGTTATTTGTCCAATTTGTTCAGGACCTGCATTAGGGTTATAGTTAGGGTGGTTTTCATCTAAGATAATATCAGTTACTCTAACTAGAATTCTTCCTTTACCTTTAGAAGAAGGTGAAGGTGATGAGGGCTTACTTCCTAAAGCCCTGTTAGTCATAGCAGGAAAACCAAACTTACCGTAAGCCATTAGTCTTTAGGATTAAATTTTTTAACTTCTGAGAGTAGTTGGGCTTTTTCTTCTTCAGTCATCCCAAATCCTTCTTCTTCTGATTTACCAGAAGCAATAGCACGTTGTGCTATAGTAGCCATTTTGATTAACTGTTCATCGTTTTTAATACCTAATTCCATGTATTCCTTAATTAAAGGAACAATTAAAGTAGCATCACCAATATCATTAATTAATGGTTTTAATTCGCCTATTAAAGCGTTAATTTGGGTTTCTTTTTTCTTTGAGTTTTCGTAAATTTCTTTTAATAAATCAGAAAATTTTTTCTTACCCCAAATATTTGATTCTAAATTATTCATATAAGTAGTTTTGGGTATAAATATAGGATAATACTAAAGTTGAAAATTTGTATACCCTTGATCTAAGTAAAATAAATAATTATGTTTAAAATTATCGTAAAGAGTATCTGCTATTTTAGTAATTTTTGGAGTTTTAGCATCCGGAATCATTTCACGAATGTAAATATAAAGAGCTTTTTTATTAAAAACGTCTATTTGATCTCGTTTTCTAAAAAGTTCTAAAATAGCATCTGCAATCTTAGCATCATATTCTTTAGAAAATATCTCATAAAGATTAAAACTAACAAATTCAACCCACCCATCCATAAACAAAGAAAGTTTATCATCTGAGTTAGAGGGTTCTATAGTGTAAGAATGGTTATCATCTTGTTCTAACTCGGTAACGGGTACCTTTTGAATTTTTTTCTTATAATTTTTATCATTATATAGAATACACCATCGTTTTACAATAGTACCAAAATAAGAATAAGCTTTAGCTCCATTTTCTGGGTTGAAAAGATGCATTTTGGAAAGTAAAAATACTTCAATTTCGTGTTGTAAATGTTCTAGATTTTCTACTTCAGTATGATAGAATTTAAAAGTATGGATTATATTTTGAGTTAATTTAAAGAAAGCATAATGAATTCTATCTTCATATATCTTACTCTTTAATTCAAAATCAGTTGTATTGTTATACAGTACGATAGCATCCTCAGTATCTTGAGTGAAATAATTTCTACTAGGTGCTTTTTTTGCCATCTTTTTAGTTGGACTTAATAATATTGAATTCATTTAGGATCTCTTGAATTTTAAGAATGGATTGGAAAATAACCCCAACTTCATCATCTTTTTCAAATACACCTCCACGATCCAACTCTTTAAGTTTTTTATTCGAAATCTCAATTGTGCGAGATAATCGATCTAAATAAGTTAAATAGCCCGCAACCATATCTTCCTGTTTTTCATTTTTTCTAAGAAGATTATAAGTCGTGAACCCAAGGATCACGACTAATGTTGCTAAAATACAAGTTGTAATTACTAATGCTGTCATAAGTTATCAAATATATTTTTTAAACCTTCACTTTTAAATGAACCTAACGCTTTAGTTTTTGTTGAGGTTTTCTTTGATGAGTTTGGTTTGTTTCCTAATGTAAAATTTCCTTTTCCATTATCCACGGATTTTTTACCTTCCTTTAACTTTGGTAACCATTCACGTTCAAATTCAATACGTGCTGCCATTAAATCTGCCTGGTGTAAAATATAAGGAAGAGCGGTACGTGGTTTTTGTTCGGGCATAAAATTAAGAAGATATTTCTTATTTGCTTCATCATATAAACCATCATGTGTCTGAATAGCTAACATCTCATTAAATGTATACTGGATACCGTGGGATTGAAGCATAAATAATCCTCTATCGGGTACTGAAGAAAATGGTACTTTAGTATTAAACATGTAATCTTCCCCTAATTTATCTTTACGCCATTGATCAGTCTGAGGGATAAATGAGTCTTCATTTTCATCTCCCATTTTACCTAAATCATGATTCAAAGCAGAAAATACAAGTTCTTCAACTGTAAAAGTTGACATATCACATCCCTCACTATCCCATAATTCAACTTGCTTAAGTGCACATCGAATAACGCGTAAAACATGTTCTACATACCCCCCAGGGAAAGCATTATGATATTCTTTTTTATGCGCAGCAGGCATCAACATTAAACGTTCAGAATATTGATCATAAAATTCTAATAATTTTTCTTTACGTGGGGAGGAAATAAATTCATCAATATATTCCATTAATTCAACCCAATTAGATTGGATTTGTTCGGCGGTAAGATTCATAACTTATTTTATTTAATTAATTTTCACGTTCAACGATAGCTTGAGTATCATCTCTTAATTCTAAAACTTCTTTTAAAATTTCACGAGCCACTTCTACGTTTCGTTCGTTTAAAGCATTTCTCATTCGTTTTAATTTGCTTTCTAAAGACTCCAAGCGTCTCAATAATAATTCTTTATTTCTCATTTTTATTTATTTACTTATTTTTTAAATATAACCTTTATATTTTTAACATTTAAAATGAAAATGTAATTAAAGGTAATAACTTTCTTTTACTTAGGCAAGTTTTTTTCTACAAAATCGTAGATTTTTTTCAAGTGAGCACATTTTTCATATTCTTCTACACCTTCAAAGTACCTAATACATAATTTTAATGCTGAGGAAAAATCCTCACTTGCATACATTTTTAAGGCTTCATTCCAAAATTTACTTCTAACTTTACAATCTTGGATCCAAAAATATGCTCTAGTATACATCATATATTCACCTGCATTATCTATCCCTTCAGTATCTAATTCAGGGTCAGATTTGGAAAAGAATTTTAAAACATGCTCTTTAAAAAGATTCCCATTAAGAATAAGTTTTTGAAACATTCCTAATTTGAAGTGAGGTGTTTCTTTATACAAAGTTAACTCACTCTCTAATTCCTTTCTTCCCTTATCGTCGTCATTTGGAAACCCAAAAAGTGCAAATATGCTATTTAAAGACATCGTTCTATATGTATATATTATCCAAAAACAGAATCCACGGTTTAATTCGTTGATTTTAACGTTTGAATTTTCAATTCTAAATCATTAATTTGATTTTCAATACCAGAAATGGTTTTCTTCATTTCATCATATCCTTTTATAGGATTTATAAAATTAGGATTAGCCGGGTGATACGCCCACATCTCATCTAAAATAGCAGAATAGCTAATCACTAGATTTTGAAGATCAATAACTTTATTTTCCAAATCATGTAATTCCATATCAATGATTTGTTGATACATATTTAAGCTCTTATCAGACATATTTTTTTCCTATTTGTTCAATAACTTGTTTTGCTTCTTCCAATGTAACTTTAAAAAATTCACGAGTGGGATTTATACGTTGCTTTTTAAAATGTTTATGAACTTCTCTTTCAATACGTTCACCTTTATAACATTTATAGGCCCATTCAACTTCATAACCCATTGGAACTCCTGTTCCACGAGACACTTGAGCTGCTCTTTCAAACGGATCTAATTTAGTATACCCTATTTTAATTAACTCAGGCATCGCAGGATTTGTAAGTATATACACCCATTCATCACCCTCGCGGCCTATGAATAGACCGCGTTTTTTACCCGTGTAATACGTTATTTTATCCCAACCGTCTTGACCTTCCTCAAGTGTAAAATATGAGGGTGGATTATTTGAGTAATCTTCGGAGCACGGAATATATTGTTTTGCTTCCTCTTGTGTAATTCGTTCCATAACCCATGATTTAGAACCTAGCTTTTGCACCCGAACCTTTATACCAAGGTAAACCTTCTCTACCTTTAAGAGCCTCTTTCCACTCTTTTTCTGTCATTTTAATTCCATTAAGGTAATACTCTCGTTTACGATTATTCCCCTCAGGTATTAAAGCTGGACCTTCCCAATTGTGTAATTTGCCATTAAATGTGTACATGATTGTTCCGTCTGAAGTTGTTAACTTCTTTGATTTAAATTCTTCCATAAATTAATTTGTTTTTTGTTTTTTATTAAAAGTACAATTGATAATCAGGTCTCCTAGGATAAGTCCACCAATGAAAGTGAAACCGTAAAGTCCTGTGAAGAAATATGATGTAAAAAGAATTACAACTAGAATTGATTGGATTATTTTTGAACTCATGACCTTTATTTTTAATACGTAACCTTTATTTATACTTTAACATACAAACAAAAAATATAAAAGCCAAGTATTTTTAATCAAATACTGTTAAATTCATATTTGTATCTTCCCCACCATATGAAATTCCATAAGCATCATTAGGTGGTATATTATTGTAATCCCATTCCCCCAAAATAAATAAATTTAATTTCCCTGCTCTAGCTATTAAATCATTTGTAGCTAATGAATTTAAGTACATATCAATACGCGTATTATCTTCATCAAATATATATTCTTCTGAGTAGGGGATATATCCTGTAGTTACTGGGATTCTATTTTCATTTGAAGCCCCTGTTAAGTCCTGGGGTCTTCCTTTATATGCTCTAATTTTAAAAGATCCCCTCAAAGGTATTATGAAATCATCTATTCTTATTCTTATTGATAATCCTACAGGGATAAAAGTTAAGGCAGCATCATATTGTACCCCGGTTCTAGTTAAATCAAAATTTGCTCTATTAGGGCTATTTCTAATTCTAAACTTATCCCCAACAAAAGAGGCATCGGATAATCTAGCTGCTTCCCATGAACTTGCATCTATTACATTATAAGAATATATTGCCGAAGGATCAAATCCTTCTGATTGGGAATTAATTCCAAAAATTGGTTCTGTATTGGTTATTCTATTTGCTAAATCTTGTGCTCTGTAAATTGCCATAATATTTTTATGATATTGTTACTGTATATTCTCCTGTTCCTCTATATTGGATAGCATCTATTGGAATTGTTATGTTTGGAGTAAAAGTAAAAGTTGAATAACCTGAGGGCACAACAACTCCTGCCATAAAAGAACTTGTTACTAAACCTAGGTCATAATTTGAACCCCCTGAAAAAGTACCGGGTACTCCATCTATTGAATATGGAATTGTATTCCCATAGGTTTGATCTATTCCATTATAATTAAATACTGCTAATGAATCTGCTCCTGTAGTAGTTATAGATATGTTACCTAAGTAAGTATCATATGGAGGATTTGTATAATTAGAATAATAAATGTTACTTGTTTCAATAGTAAAACCTATAGGATCTGTAAATTCAAAAGAGGATACATTCAAATAAATAGTATCGTTTGTGTTTGTTTGAGCTGAACCTGTAAATACAAAGTTTATTGTGTTTATTGAAAATGAACTTGATCCATTTAAAGCATAACTAGCTGAAGGGATAGCCATGTCTATAATAGCGCTAGCAAAGGTTTTAGCCTCATTAACCTCCCAAGTTCCTTCCATATATTTTGGGGTTTCACCTGTATAAAAAGAGGATGTTGTTATTGTTTCTATAAAAAAATAAGCTGATCCTTCTGAAGGATTATCAAATTGAAATGTTGCCATTTATTGTTTTATTATACATATTAAGGTTTTTTCTTTCGGAATAAATTAATTATTCCAAATAATCCTCCTAAAACAATTGTAATAAATCCAACTATAAGTAAAAATGGTATGTTTATGATTTTTCTTAACATATTTATAATATACGTATATATCTTGTCGATGCCAAAGAATTTGTGACTCTCTCGGATTTGAGTTTTGCGGGGTTTTGATCCTTGGGTCGATTTGGGAATTTGGGATGCATTGTGGGGATAAATGTATGGTATGTATGGTATATAGGGATATACAATGTCGATGTGTAAAGATCGTAGGCGATCTGTGAATGTGTCTAAGTCCCGACCCTCACCACCCCGCGCCGTATTGACACCGGCGCGCGTGGGTATATAGTACCATATAACGCACGTATATATACCGCCGTATACGGTACCGCAAAGATAGGGTCGCAGGATCGTAGACCCACAGACCCACCTTTCTCCAAGGTCACAGGGTCACTGAATCACCAGACCATTGGCTCCCACCATCTCCAGGGTCACCGGGTTCCAGGGATCACCAGGTCACCCCAGACACCAGGGTCACCCAATTACCCAACCTCCACCCAGCACCCGGGTCACCAGACCACCCAGTACCCAAACCACCCAGTTACCCAGGTCACAGGGTCACCAGGTCACCCAAGCACCCAGACCCACCAACCACCCAGACCCAACACCCAGGTTATCCCATCACCCGGGTCACCCAACATCCCAGTTGACCCAGTTCACATGGCACTTGAATCACCCAAGTGCCCATTGACCCACCCAGCCACCCAGACTCAGCACCCAGACCCAGCACCCGGGCTCCAGGGTCACCAGGGCTCCAGGGTCACCAGGTTACCCATACCCAGTACCCAGGCTCCCAGGTCACAGGGTCACCCAGTACCAGGGTCACAGAGATCCCGAGTGCTCAAGCACCCGGGTTACTTAATTATTCAACATGTCTACTGATCCCACTACATGACTCTTAATTTAGCATCATGGCTCTCCACTCCCGTACCTCAGCCATAATTTCTTTGGCCTGCTCCTCAGTTAGAGTACTTACATCCAACCCATACTTTAAGCCAATTTCAATTAGCTCCTTTAACTCTTTACTCATATCTCCTAATTTTCTAGATCCGCTTCATGGTCACCATCCAGGATAAACCCATCTAATACCCTAGCTCGGTTCACATCTGCCCCAAACCCAGTTCTTATCACCTTAACCTTACCCCCAGGTTCTTGGGCCATCACCATTACTCTAAAGTAGTCATAACCCATCCCAATCATAGCTTGGTCTCCGACCTTTACATCTCTTAATTTCACTCTCATATCTCCTAATTTTATGCTCCAATATACGAACCCAAGTGCTTAAACCCTATGCCTTAACCTTGGAGCCAACCAGCATCCCGGCTTCAAAATAGTAAAAAGCCAGGCGGCCATCAGGCTGTAAAACGGTAATGTTGGCGTCTGCGGTTAAGCACCCATCTACATTTTGGATGCGCGATTGATTCAATTGGATAAACGTGTATGCTGTCATATGTTCTAGATTTTGGACCCCGAAAGCCCGATTGCTCGGGCTCATGGAGTGTATAATTAAAAAGTAAACCGATTATTCTGTCTCTTGCTTTGCCATCTTATCTATCAATGCGGCTTTAATTGCATCAAACTCGCTCCAATATATTTCAACTGTGTTATCAATGATCTCCATTATCTTATTTATGTCTTCAATGGTTAAATTTTTCATGTGTCTCGGTTTTAATTATGGTTTAATATACGAACTGGTTTTATGGTCTGGGCGTCCGGTCAATCTGGCTCCCATATTTCTGTGGCTCTACTACCTCCAAGGTCACTATATCTAAGCCACCTAACTCTGCTGCCACCACGGCATCCAACTCGCTCTCAAATGCTCGGGCGTTAGCCATGTCATATAAGCCATAATCTAACATCTCGGTTACTATATAAATCTTTTTCATGTCTCCTAATTTTATACTTTAATATACGAACTGGCTCTGGTATCTGGGCGTCCAAATTACCAATCAAAATATTCACTAAACACTATCTCACCTTTATCACCTTTAGAAATAGTAACATTACTCCATTGATTGGTATGTAAAAAACTTATCTCATTAGTATTCACATCAAATCTATAGATGTCTTCCGAATCGCCCCCAAAGCTACATTGGATTTTAAATCCATCTTCGGTTTTACCTTCGAAATTAAAGGTGTACTTGTAATATGAACTAAATTTAACTTTAGCATCTCTAAATTTCTCGTTTACTTGCTCTACTGTCATCATGTTTCTTAATTTTATACTCCAATATACGAACCCACCCTCACAACCCATATTCCCTACGACCCCAAAAGCCCGGATAAACCGGGCTCACAAGGTGTATAATTAAAAGATAAACCGGTTATGAAGCGGTGTCTTAATAGTGAGGGGTGGAGAATCGAACTCCATCTATGTCTTGACCTTACCACCATGGCCCCTCTGGGCCTGCAGACCCATTATTTAACTTAATTTCTAGTGGTAAGGTCACTACCCACACATCCCGGAATCTTAGCTAGCATTTCAGCCCCGGTATTTGTTACAACTGTATCTTGTGGTCCCAACAGGGCTCGAACCTGTGACCTGCTGATTATGAGTCAGCTGCTCTAACCTACTGAGCTATAAGACCTTATATTTTACTCTAAACTTTTTCTAATTACCACCATCGCAAATATAAAACTCAATAAACTCAATACTACAATCGCAAGTACTGTATTCAATGTAAACAATGACATCACCAATGCCGCTCCTGAGAATGGGTTAAAGTCAAACTTAAATAATACTGTTCCTGTCACATTCACTCCCAAAATAATCGCAATCGCTAACATCATAACTTTTAATTTTAAATTTATCTTTCTTATCTTCTACATTCAATATACGAAACCACCTTAACACCTGGTAGTCCAGTTGGCTTATGCAGCCAACTCACTCCCATCTGCCTTAGGTAAAGCAGGTCGTCCACGCTTCACAGCTCCACCATTTGCCTCAGCCTTGGCTTTCAACTCAGCCAATCGGATCTGTCTTGCACTATTTGGATTCACAGGTCGTCCTTGACCCACACCATTGGCTTTATTCACAGCTTGTTTTTCCAATCGAGCCTGTCTCTCACTATTTGGATTCACAGGTCGTCCACGCTTCAACTCACCATTTTGCTTCTTAGCTTCCAACTCTGCCAAACGGATTTGACGTGCTGAATTTGGATTAACTGGGCGTCCTAGTACTTTAACTTCTTCTACAATTACATTTACATTTTTCATAATCTTAATTTTTAAATTTAAACTTTATTTCTTATTTCTTTTATACTTCAATATACGAACTTAATTTCAAACTACTTAGTCCATAATTATTTTATATTTCAACCAAGCCAAAATCACAACCCCAATCCACAATGCTACTACCATACCTTTATTTTCTAAAATCCTTTGCTACACCTTCAATTGCTGCTAACAACACTACTATTATCAAAAATCCAATCACTACTCCCATATCTTATTTTCTTAAACTTTTATACCCTTCAGTCCACACAAACACTAATACCAATCCAAAAAACAAAACAAATCCAAATTCCATATTACTTCTTACTAAAAGTTTCAATTACTAAATTTACACAACCAATTCCTCCAAACAACAACACTAAATAAATAATACTTCCTATCATAACTTATCTTTCTTTAATTATACATCAATATACGAATTTTATTTTGTAAATCATATTCCTGTTTTTTCTTTCAAAACACCATCCAACATATCAATTATTTTCTCTAAACGTCCAGTACAAGTTAATTCATCCAAAGAATACGTTGTTTCCTCATAATAGTATCCACAACAATCACATCCCCAATCTTCCAATATCCCTAAAGTCACATATCCATCTTCAAAATCAAAACTTCTGATCACTGCATCATCATTGTTTTCATTAAGTGGCTCATTATATAATTCACTATCAAAATCAATATCTTTAATTTTTCCAAATTGCATAAACATATTACATGCTTCCATAAACTCTCTTGCTGTCATAATCTTCAATTTAAAAAATATAATAAAACAAATTTAATACCTACTACTCCTACTGTTAATAACAAACACACTAAAATTTCCATAACTTTATCTCTTTATTTATACTGAAATATACGAATCAAATTTTACTTAGCTTAGTCCTGAAATAAAATCTAAACATTTCTGTTTATCATGGAAACTTACTCTACACCCGTCCACATATAAAAAGTATCCAATTGTTTCATCAAATAATACTAATACTCCTTTGTACACAAAACTATTATTCATAACTTATCTTTTTTAATTATACATCAATATACAAAAAAACCTTTAATTAACTTAGTCCTTAAATATAAACAAAATATAATTTAACACCATTCACCTCTTTTACCTCCATTATTTCTTCTAAAGTTCCAAAATCCAATCCTAATTGATCTTCTAACCCCTCTATTTCTAAACTTACTATTAAAGTAATCCCACCTTCTAACTCTTTTTCTAAATAATTCATAACTTTTATCTTTAATTATACATCAATATACAAAAAGCCCCTTAAATAGGGGCTTCCTTTATCAATTATATTTTATTTATTCTTCATCCATTTCATATTCTTTTCTATAACCTTCTAATATTTCAATTTTAATCTTTTCTTCTAAATTACTTTTATTAACTAATCTTTCTAATGCTTCAAAATTTTCATAACAAAAATCACCTCTATAACCACCTCCCCAATCATCCATCATATTATTATATAAAAAGATCTCATCTAAAAAATTATTCACACTATTCATACTCACCATACAACCATACTCACTTCCCCCACTCACATGCAATCTAAACTTCACAAATCCCAATAATACCTCTACAAATTCATCTTCACCTTTCAATGCTTCTAAATTACTATTACAATACTCTCTATAAATTCTCTCTAATTCTAACTTCATAACTTTAATTTTTTATCTTTTAATATACTGAAATATATGAAAAATACCTTAAACAAGGTATTCCTTTATTATTCTAAATCAAAATATTCATATTTAACTATTATATTATTTTCAATAAATTCTACATTATAACAAATATCTTTCTTAAAACATTCACTACTTAATTTATCTATTAAACAAACTCCATTACCTATAAATTCTTTTATATCATTTACATCTATTCCATCATCATTCAAATCTTCAATATAATCTTCATCTAATTCAAAATTATATTTAATAATATCTCCTTCCTTATAATGATCACTCCAATCACCTCCTAAACCACTATCAATTAAACTTTCAATAAAATCTACAACTTTATTTTCATTTCTTTCAAAATTATCTAATACAACTTCTTTTTCAAATTTTACAAATTTCATAACTTTAATTTTTATCTTTAATTATACATCAATATACAAAATATCTATTAAAAAAGCTAGTCCTTAACTAGCCATATTTTCAACCCATATTTCATTCCTATCTACAACTAAATAAACACAAATATCTTTAAAGTCATATCTATAATTTTTAAACAAATATCCTACAATTTCATCATCAAATTCATTTACATCATATTCAGCTACTTCACTATTACCTAAATTCTTAAATTTAAAAAAATTACTAATAATAAACATTTCAATTTTCTTCATAACTTATCTTTTTATTTATACTGAAATATACGAAATTAAATTAACTCAAAATAGTCCTTATAATAATCAAAATCAAACCATCCATAACTACTCTCCCCCTCCCAATTTTCACTTTTAACACACTTTAATATAGTCTCATCTTCAATAATTTCATCTACTTCCCATTCATCACCTACTACTAACATATGAATAAAACTCATATTAAATTCTTCTTCACTTAACAATCCTTGATTACTTAAGTTGTCTGTTACAAAAAATCCATTTTTAATTACTCTATACTTCATAACTTATCTTTTTATTTATACCTGAATATATGAATTATCTTTGATGATTCTTAGTCCTTATATTTCTCGAATTTCATATTCACCATCTACTCTTTCAATGACTTCTTCAAATGAAATTTCATTCACGTCATAACCTAAACTTTCAATAACGTTTTCCTTTGAATCACAAATGCAACTAATGTTCAATACATAATCAATAACTAAATACTTCATAACTTTTATTTTTATCTCTTTTTATACTACAATATACGAATCAAACATTAAAAAAGGTAGTCCTTAATTGACTACCTCTGTTTTAACTTCCTCTACTTTTTCTTTTTTAGGTCGTCCTCGTTTAATCAAACCTAACTCTCTTTTACTTTCTAATTCTTTTAGTCTCTTTTGACGTTCTGAATTTTCATTTACTGGACGTCCTTTTTTAATTTCTCCATTAATTTTCTTATTCTCTAATTCCTTCAAACGTTTCTGTCTTTCAGAGTTTTCATTTACAGGGCGTCCTTTCTTTAACAATCCATTTTCTCTTTTTTCTTCTAAAAAAGCAATTCTTAATTGACGATTTGAATTTGGGTTAACTGGACGTCCTAATTTAATTTCTTTAACTTTCATAACTTTTCTTTTTAATTATTTATCTCTTTATTTATACCTTAATATACGAATTATTTTTAATATCTTTTAGTCCTTATTAACTTTCATCTTTTATATAACTAATTAAGTCCTCATCATTCATAAAACTCTTTTCTTTATACCCTTCCTCTATATAAGTGTCCCATTTCTGATAAGCCCCTTCAAAAATATCTATTTTATTATTTACTTTTAAATAAAAGTCATCTTCATATCCTCCGTCTAAGAATAATTCCCATTTTACTTCTATTCCTTCTTTTTCTAATTTTTCTTTTAAATCTTTCATCTTTTATCTCTTTATTTATACTTCAATATACGAATCTTATTTAATAAAGCTTATTCCTCTGATGATTTATGTTTTTGTTTTCTTGTATATGTCTTTTTAGAAGGTATAGTCCTTGCTACAAAGCGTCCGTCAAAATAGCCTTGTTGCTTCTGGGATTCCCTTGTGGCAGTTAAATTAATTTTAATCGTTTCTTTTTTCATGCTTTTAATATACGAAGAATCTTTTGATAAAAAACGTCCTCACTTAAGCAGTAAGGTGGCCTGCAATTTATTGCAAGCTTTCAATTTTTTTGTGAACAATTTTGTTTTTTGTTTACTCTGTAAATACTTTTGTGCCCGTTAACTGTTGCTATTTACTTCTTCTATTTCCATTACAAATGTTCTCTTATACATATGGCAATATACAACTTTTTTTATGTTTTTCCAAGTATTTTTTTAATTTTTTTAATGTCAATTTCTACCCTTTGATGACGATTTTTACCCTAGTGTCGATTTCTACCCCGTGATTCCTTGCGTTTTCGTGTGGTTTTGTATATACTTTTGGAAAGAAGTTAAAAAGGGGTGGGGATGGGTGTAAATGGGTTAGACCACGACATTATTTGTACTCTATGTTGCCAATCACATTTTCCACATACCATATGATAATTTCCGTTCGGTGATGATCATTGTTGATGATCGTCGTTCCCTATGTTGATGTTCATTCCACACATGACGATTCACATTTGATGAAGAACTAATAACATTAGTTATTATTTATGATTTTCGTGGCGATTTTCATCGTTGATTTTCATTTGTGATGACTATCATTGACGATGTTCGTTCACGTTTATTTTGCGATAATCATCAATGTTTCATCGCACAAAATCCCTAATCAATAACATGATGATCAATATACTAAGAAATACTATTACAAATGCTACCATAACCTTTATTTTATTTAATCAATTTTCACTCCTAATGTTTTACACATATGTTCCAGATCAATTTCAATATCTCCTTTACTTTCCAATACTGCTTTCAATGAACCAACCATTTGTACTACATTGGGATGTGTTGAGATCATTTCTGCTTTTTTAATGAATTCACTTAATTTTATTTTCATAATTTTTTTCTTTTTTTATTATACACTGAATATACGATTTCTCTCTCACAAAAACTATTCCTCTATAATCTCTAGCTCTGTTTCGGTATGCCAATTAGCAGTGTTTTCCATTCCAAATTCATTGGTACGTCCCTTTACAATTACTTTGTAATCTAATCCGTCACGTTCATCCAATTCATATCCAACAATAACTCCTATATCACCAACTTCATTTATTGATCCGTTTTCTGAGGATACAATTTTTACTTTATTTCCTACTTCAAATTTCATACTAATACTTTTTAAATAATACTAAACCAATCAATGTCCACCAAAATCCAACCCAAATAAGTCCAAACAATATCATGCTAAATCTTTAATTAAGTCCCACAATGTTTCTCCTGTTCCTTTTCCATTAAATGTTACCTCATAGTTTGGGTCCATTCCACTCAACAATGTATCATCTACCAATTCATGTAGGTATTCAAATTCCTTCTCGTAATAATCACATTTCAAACTATACATAACTTTTATTTTTTCTTTTATACTACAATATACGAAATCTATTTTGGAAAACTTAGTCCTCCATTATTTCTTCTTCAAATATATCACTCAAACTCTCCCGTACACAAGTATCTACACTATACCAATAATCCCAAATCACACCGTAACAGGTCAAATCTTCACCATTAAATTTACTTTTAATGTTCCAACCATCACCATCATATTCATACCCCAATTCTTTTAGGTTAGTTGCGAATTGTTTTGCATAATGTCTCATTACAATACGATCAATTGTGTCCACTAATATACAATCAAGGAATTCATCATCTTCCCCTTCAAAATCATTTCTCAATTCTTCAATTGTTTCTAACCAAAACTCATCATTGTCATCACGTAATGATTTAATTAGTTCTGAAGTGCCTTTATACATTTTCCACCCGTTTTCTTTACGTAGTGTAATGATTTCGCTTTTAATAGTATCTAATGTGTCTTTTACAATTTCTAATTTTTCCATAACCTTTTTTCTTTTATACTACAATATACGAAAGCTCTTTTGTAAGAGCTATTCCTTTATTTTTCTAAAATTAGAAAACTAATTGGGGATTGGTCAATTGTGTTTTGTATTTGAGCTACTACTGTTTCTATGAATTTCTCTGGTGTGATTTGTTTTCCTTCATATTCTAAAACAGGTTTGAAATTAACACAATCCACTATAAGTGTATCATACATTCCTCCATCACTCCATCTGTATTGTATTCCTGTTCTGAATCGGAATCCACCTTTAACTTCTTTTTTAGCTTTTTCCCGGTTATAACCATATACCATTTCTCTTTCATAAACTGCTCTATCAACATGATGATTTATGCCATGTTTCCTTACATAAAATTTATTTTGAAGGTAATCTAAAAAATCAAAAATATACTCTTCACAAAAATCAATAATAACTTTTGCTTTGGCTGCTTTCTTTTGTGCTGCTAAATCTTTTTCAATTTCAATTTTGTTTTGTTCTTGTTTGAACATTTCATCAAATTTCTTCATAACTTTTATTTTTTATTTCTTACAAACTATCAACAAACTTATACACTTCATGTAACAATGAATCATCATCAATTTGATACCCATCTTTACTAGTTACTTCACAATCCATGAATTTTCCTGAATCGTCTAACCATTCTTTATAAATTAGTACTCCTTCTGTTTCATGTTGAATAGTAATTGTATTTACTGTAAACTGTTCTGTAATTAAAACTTCCATAATTTTTTTCTTTTTATATAATCAATATACGAAATCTCTTTTGTAAAAACTATTCCTTAATTATATTTGCTAATCCATTACCTGCATTGATGATCCGTTTAGCTATTGTGTCTACACTTTCAAGTACTTCAAACCCACCATTGTTATGTGTTGTTACTCCTATTCTGGTATGTTTTGGTTTGTCTATTGTTCCGTAGCTTCTTTTTTCTTCTACTTCAAAGAAATGTCCTATCATGTTTATGTTTATGTAGATAGGTTTTTTAGTTGATAGTGATGTTACTTTAATTATATACATATTTTAGTCTTTAATATAAACGTTTTCATAAAATTCCTTCAACATTACACCATGTTCTGTTTTAACATAGTCACGCTCCAATTTATATAAGTATTGTAGTGTTCGGTTGAATGTCCAAAAGCTATTAACTGATTTGTTTGTTGGTGTGTTGTAAAATGATTCTTTCTTACAACCCCAATCTTGAATTAGCTTGTCTACTATTTGTTGTTTTGTTTCGAATGTCATATTCTAGTTTTTATCTGCCATGTTTAGTTCATTTGAAACAGTTACAATTTCGTTTAGTTCCTCAACGAGGAATTCTAATTGTGCTTTCATCATGGGATGAATATCATCACCCATCAGTTCCATAAATGTAATAGCTCCGGTTATTTTACCTTTAATTACAGCTTCTAAAATCAATCCTTTTTGCAACATAACTCTTATTTTTTAATTTCTTTTTATACAATCAATATACGAATCTTCTTTCAAACAACTTATTCCCTCTTAAAACGCTCGTTTTAATGTGAGGGTTTCTAGTTTTGACAGCGCTTCGTCAATTGTCAAATCAACAAATCCATTTGTGAACAGTGGTGTTCTATTATTTGATTCTGCTTTCGCAATTTCCATTTTCATTTGTTGTGCAACCAACTTCAAACCTTCTTCAATTAAATGCTTTTCAAATCCGCTTAACTTTTTCATAACTTTTATTTTTTTAATTTAATTTCTTTTTCTTTTATACTGTAATATACGAAAGCCCTCTTAAGAGAGGGCTTCCTTTATTTTATTCTTCAATAATATATTCTTCAAACGCAGCAACTACATGATCCATTATTGCTGAGATATCTATGTCTATACGAGTCACTTCAATACGATTCTCATAATTTAATTCCAACTCAGCACTATCTAAATGTGCCAAATTATCACTGCAATAATCTAGTGCTTTTTCGATTCGTTGAGACACTTCATCAGCTAATGCTTGTGTAATTACCATTTGTGGTTGAACGGTAATTTGGTTGATCAATGCAATCACTTTATCAATATCAACTTGTGATGTTAATGCTTTAGCTGCTTCTAATTGTTGTACAATTTCTTCTTTTTTCATAACTTTCTTTTTTTAAATATACTTCAATATACGAATTTAATCTTCAAAATCTTCGTCCTTCTCAAACGCTTTTACTGAAAGTTCAAAAGATAAAATATCCAATTCATCTTCTAGATGTTCTAAAAATGTTTCCTCTCCATCATCACCTGCTAATAAACGATCTATACGTTGAGCATATATTTCTGCTTTGCGGAGCATTTCATAGCCCTTTTTAAATTCTGCTATGATTTCTTCAGGTTGGTCATTCATAGCAATTTCATGTTCAACACGATTAGCTATTTCTCTAATGCGTCGTTGGTTATAATCAAATGTTCCTCCACTCATAGTTCTAATTCTTTAACAATTTCGTTTAATTTTGTTTCCATCAATACACAGTCTTGTTTTACTTGCTCATTAGCTGAGTCTAAAACAGTTAAATTGAAATATGAACGGTGATATTCTATCCAGTTATCGCTTTGGTATCCTTCAAATACTTCAGGTACAATTGAGATTCGTCCACCAAAACCATCATCTTCTATGTAATAGTTTGGGAATGTTTCTTCAATGAATGTAAAAAATCGTTTTGTAACTTCTTTGCGTTTTTGTGTCTTTGTCATAACTTTTCTTTTTTCTTCTTTTATACTTGAAATATACGAAAGCTTTCTTATGAAAGCTATTCCCTTACATTCTATAAAACAATGAATATGATTCATTATGTGTTAGATATCTTTCTCGAATATACTTCCCCAAATCAAATCCCTTCAAACCTGTAGCTACAATTTCATCCCAATTCTCATCTGAAATGCGAGCATACAAATCTCTAAATTCCTCTCGGTTACGACTTGCTTGCGCTAGCATTTTTTCTTTTTTACGTGCAGTTGTAACTTCTTTACGTACCAATGCTTTTTCAGCTGCAGGCACACCATCACCAGGACAAAATGGGAATTGAAATTGTAAGCGTCGTCCTACTTTATTTTCGCCTGTTTTACGATCCCATGTATATGTATTTTCCCATCGTAGATGTATTTCCCATCCTCGATTACCTCCGTAATAAAATGTTTCTTGATCTTTAATTTCGTCCCAATACGTTTTAACTTTTGCCATAACTTTTCTTTTTTATACATTCAATATACGAAATCTTCTTTGTAAAAACTATTCCTTACCTACTCTTATAATCTCAACATCTTCATATTTAATTTTTCCTTTTGTTCTATTTCCCATCATATCAAATGTAAACAAATGAACACATGTTGGACCAAAATTTTTCACATTCATTGAATCTAAATATAAAATTTCATCAACTGAAATAGACTCAACTACTCCTTTATTAAACATTTTACGATCCTCATCAAATCCAATTGAATCGTTACATATGAATTGCTTTTTACCTAAACGAGCAGGAGCAAAAAATGTTGTTCCTGGTGTCATCAATGCTGCTTTAATTTCTTTAACTGTCATAACTCTTATTTTTTCTTCTTTTATACATTCAATATACGAATTCTTTTTGATAAAAACTATTCCTCTACTTTAATTGCAAAGTATATTTTTACTCTCAGATGGTTTCCGTCGCTTTTATTTCCAACAACAACACCATCAATCACTGAAAATGCATGGCCTTTCTTGATGACGAGGTATTTTCCTTTAGGATATTTTTCAATAAACATTGACAATGTTATGTTTGTTGGTTTACCACCATTCTTTTGATGTCTTGCTGAACCCGGGTATGTTAGGTTTGTTTTTGGTATGACTGAATATGGAATACCTTTGATGTTGTTTAGTGAGCTAAGTTTTATTGCCGTGTTGAATGTGCCTTTTCTTGGTTTTCTTCCAAATTCTTCCGCTACAAATCTATGTGCAATGTTATATTCTAACCCAAACGTTGAAGCGACTGCTCTAACTACACAATCGTTTCGTTCACCTTTAGCAATTGCACTTTCGTTGTAGCCAATAATGTGATCTGCTGAACAAATACTTTTCATAACCTTTATTTTTTTCTTTTTATACAGCCAATATACGAAATTTATTTTGTGAAAACTATTCCTCCGCTATAAAGAAAACCTTCTAGATATAGCATGAAACGTTCCATTTCGATTTCCTCAACTTGCTCTTTAGCGCTTTTTCTCTTTTTCATTGTTCTTCGTTTTTAAATGTTTTATTCACCAATCATATTTACCTTCATTGTAAGCATCTTCAATTTGTTGTTTCTCCATTTCTTTGGCTTGTTCAAGTATTTCATATAGATCATCATCATGATTTGAGTCTATAATTTTCTCAAACAACCATTCTACTGCTGTTTGCTCTTTCATATTATTCAATTGTAATATCAACATTAAACAATTCACCCAACACCGTTTCTTCCATGTCTTCAAACATTGTACCTTCCATTGCCCACAATACGCTTTGAATACTAGTAGCTGATTTAACTCGTTCTGTAGTATGTTCAATGTCACGTTTTGTGGATCGGATTGATTCGATAATTTCTTCAATTTGATCTAGTGTTTCGTCTCGATCTTCATTGATTACTGATCTAATGTCTTGAAACATGTCGTGGATAAAATCATCAACACGTTCTGACATCATTGCAATAACTCGTTGTTTACCTTCTTCAAAATTAAATTTCATAACTTTCTTTTTTTAAATATGCTTTAATATACGAATCTTTTTTTAAATCTTCTATTCCTCTACTTTTGTAAATTGTGATTCGTAGTAACCACCATCGCTTTGTTCATCTGATAGTTCGTTTCGGATCCACTCCACTAGGATAAATTCTTCTCCATCTTCATCAATTTCATATCCTTTACAAGTTGCTGTTGCACCTTTTTTAGCTAAATATCTACCAAACCCATCAAACTCTAAAATATCACCTTCTTTAAATTTCATAGTCCTAAATCTTTACGTTCTTCAATTAAATATTCTGTTTGTTCTAATGGTAATGTCATTACCAATTGACGAAGCATTTGATCTTCCATTCCTGTTTTCTTTAAAATATATTGCATTGTTTCACCATCAACATCTATTTTCTTCAATTCTTCGATGATATCAAATACAATTCCAAAATTTTCTTTTAAGCAACTCATAACTTTTCTTTTTTTATTTGAATGAAATATACGAAAGCCCTTTTATTTAAGGGCTTCCTGTTTACTAAATTTTTCTAACAATTCCTCTGAATTCATTTTTTCATATTCAGCGTCATGTTTCTTGTGTAGATATTCTTTGTTGTAGTAAGTATCTAATCTAAATTGAACATAACTACCTGAATCAAATTTAACTTCAATAATATCAAATGAACCACTATATTTTGACCAATCATTTTTAGAAGTTACTGTAGCTTTTGGATACAACTTGGTATATTTTTCAATGATTGTTTCTTTTAAACTAACTTTCTTTTTGTATTCTTCAAACAATACTTCTTGACGTGAATTGTGTATTTTTAGTTTTTCAAGCAATGTTGTAGGTTTGACATAACGATATTGCTCTTGAATTGAATTGCATTGTACTTTATCACGTTCAAAATAAACACTAAACATTGTATTGATAAGTTCACCATTGTAGAATTGCTTTCCATTCAACGAGATATGACCTGTAGTGTTTTCAAATGTCAATTCTGTAGTGAATTGGGTTTTATCATAGCTAGAACCCAATGTTACTTCTCGTGTAATGATTTCTGTTTTAAATGTGTTTTGAAAATCAATGCCTAGTCTAAAACCATTTCTGATGAGCAATTCTTCATTTCGTTGATTTGCTATAGTGTTTAGGTTAATAGTTGTTTTTTGTCTCTCAAGATAAATATTGATGAGTTTTTCTTGCTCAGGTGTAAATAAAATACCTGCGAATAGGTCTAATTGGTTTGGATCTTTAATTTCTTCATTCATAACTTTTTCTTTTTTTCTTTTATACTTTAATATACGAATTCTTTTTTACAAAACATCTTCCCCTTCTAAAGCAAGAAACAAATTTGCTACAGGTCCTCCTGATGAAACTAGCCATTTATTGTCTTTTGTAAGGCAGTAAACATACTCTTCACCACTCTCAAATCCTAGATTAAACAAACCTTCAACACTTAAATAACTAATTGAATGTTTATCTTCACCACGATCACGGTGATATGCTACTGTTGTTTCTATTGTTGAACGGAGTTCTGAAATGTCTCCTAGTGCGATTAATGCTTCTACTTTAGAACGATCTGTATAATCATTTTGGAGTGTTTTTCCTACATATTCAGGATACCCATCAAAGTGACAGTAAATTGAATTAACACTACCATTTTCTTTTTCAATTGCGATTCGACTTCTTGTTGCCATAACTTTTCTTTTTTTAATTTTATACTTTAATATACGAAATCATCTTTTAATACCCAATTCCTCAAGTGTTTTTGGAGTATAATCAACTCGCTCACATGAAACACAAATGTAACGTTCATCTGGTATTTGGGTTATGTTGTATGTACCAAGGTGATAAACATCTCTCATTACTTGCTTGTCATGGATGTGACCATGAATGTTATAGTTGAAACGATAATCAAGCTCCATTGGATGAATCGGACAGTGTGTCAACATTACACCTTTGTACTGTATCATGCCTGCTACGCTTTCAACATATTCAAGTAATTTTTTAACGTCTTGTCGTCGATCATGGTTACCCAATACAACATGTTTCATACCGTTTAAACGATCAAGCAATGGGTATGGTGATGATTTTTCCATTGTCACATCACCTAAAATATATGTAACGTCTCGTTTTGAAACAACGCTGTTATATTTTTCAATAATGTACTCGTCGTGTTCTTCTACTGTTGCGAAGCCGCGTTTAAGTGCCATATTGGTGTGTGATAGATGTAAATCAGCGATAAATCTTACTGTTGCCATTTTCTTAATTTTCTCAAATATACGAAATCTTTTTGATGAAAGCTATTCCTCTTTAAATTCTTGACATACGACCATATATTCAGGTAAATACACTACTTGACCAGCACAATCGTTGTATTTTGTAAATTCCGGGTTTGCCATGATTTCAAAATAACATCTATCGTCCTGTATGTAAATGAGTTTACCTAGCAATGTTGAAAAACAATTGTTGTTTAATACACGTCCAATCATTTCTTTAGCGTTTTTCATTTGTGGTATGCGGGGTGTGATTTGTCTCATATCTTTTTAAGTAATAAAAATCCATTTTCATCGAGTTTTGGTTTCTTGATGATATCTAAATTTTCATCATAACTTTCAAATTCTTCCATCTCAATCTCAACTTCAATTTCTTTTGGTTGATACAATTCCATTGCTCGTTTAAAACCTAACTCATATGACTCGTTGTAAATAACTGTATCTTTTGAATCTTCTATGATGAATTTGTTAATGTCAACAACACCAAACAAATCATCACAGTTTTGTTTTGATAATTTACCAACACCATAGTTATGTATCATGTCATCATCGCTTGATGCTATAAATTCTAAATCTTCAACTCTGCATAAGTTGTAAAATTCACCTTCTATTCTTTTAAGTATTGCTTTCATCGTACAATATCTATTGCTTGTTTAACTTTATCTAATAACGCTGCTAACTCTTCTGGTCCATTTATAGCCCATTGTTCTGTTTTCAACACGTAAAATGCTCCTTCTGAATCTGAAATACCCATATCTGACATACATTCGATTGTTAATGTTTCAACTCCATTCATATCGTTTGAACAGCAATGTTCTTCTTGGGTGAATTCGAATATAACTTTATCTAATTTAATTTCCATAACTTTTCTTTTTATAAGTTTAATATACGAAATTTCTTTTGCTCAAACTATTCCTCTTTTAAATAAAAAAAACCTGCCGTGCGTTCGTATCCACACGGCAGGTAAAAGAAACGGTTATGAAGCGTTTTGTAGTCAGGACAGGACTCGAACCTGTTGCTGGTCATAGTGCGTTTACCCTTCCGCCACCTGACTTACCTGCTTAGGCAGCCACGAACTCGGCTGCCACTGCAAATAGCTTTTGGTTAATTTCCATGTCTTGTTTGAAATTCTTCACTTTACGTGCTTTGCGAATTTTCACTCCAGCCATGTATTGGAAATCACCTTCAAGAATTTTCTCTTGAATCACGTTGAATACTGACCATAGGTCTTTACCTTTATCTTCGTCACGTGTTGGCTCAAGCAATTTGTCCAAATCAACAGTGATGTTTTTCAATTCATCTTCTTTGAAACGAGCTGCGAGTGCTTTTGTAGCGAGCTCTTTTGCTTGCTCTTCACTCAATTGAGTTTGTTTCATTTTGTTCATTGATTCAACTGTTAGAGGCAACTGTTCAACCATTGCTCGGATTTGCTTTTGCAATTCCTCAAATGTGTATCCCATGTGACGCATTTTAACATCATTGAACTGTTCAGTTGAAATCACCAAACCGTTTTCACATACCATACGGAACAAACCGGCTGTAAATGTAAACGCGTTTTTTCCATCATTGGAATTTGTCAATAGGATTTGTGGAAACACTGTGTCTCCGTCTGCACCGTTGATCACAACTTCTGGGTTACGGAATACAACTAGGTGTTTTTGGAACCCCATTGTTCCGGTTTTACGTGCTTTGACCTCTTTAGCATCAACTACACCCCAACCTAGTTCGGCCATATCCTCAATCACTTTATGTGTTGGAATGTGTGTAAACTTGTCTGAAACCGTTGGTGCGGCTGTTGCTGTAAAAATTGAGCGTGCTTGGTTTTTAATTTCGCTCATTGTCAAAAAACTGTCTTTGCTTAGATCTAACATAACTTTTCTTTTTTAATTTAATTTATAATTTTAATTTCTTTTTCTTATACAGTCAATATACGAAAGATATCCTGTAAATCCAATTCCTCTTTTTACTTTACAAAAAGCTGCACTAAAAGTATTGCGAGTGCGAGCATTAAACAAATAAATGTTTTCATTGTCATTGGTTCATTGAATACAGCCCAACTTAACCAACTAAACACTATAGCACCAATTGAAAACCCAATTAAACGTGATGGCCACATTTGACCATCAAATGCTATAATCATGTTTTTAACTGAGTACATGAATAACATTGAAATAGGTATACCCATTAATACTGTTAACCAATAGTTGTTTTTGAACCATTCAAACTTAAGTGGACCTTGTAATTGATAAAATGTTGCCACTTGAGCCAAAAATCCAAAAAACATACCTATTAATAGGTTTCCTATATTCACCATTACTTGTAGAATTTACTGTCATCAATTTCATAATCGAATTCATCGTCTACTTTGTAGTAGTCGTCTTCAATGTCGTCGTCTTCAACATCTTCATCTTCATCTCTATATTCAGGAAGCAATCCAACTTTTTCCACTACCCACCATACTCTATCTTTGTATAGATCAATTGATACACCATCAATTTCTACTACACCTGCATCGGTGAGTTCAGCCAAATCAGCTATTAAGCGGCAAGTCAATTGATCAATCTCGTCAATGTTGATTTCTTTTTCTTTTGACTTTGCTTTGATTTCAAGCCACTTTGTCTCAATGATATTTTTTTCTTTTTTCATAACCTTTATTTTATTTTATTTACTGAATTTACTTGTAATTACGGCAATGCCTATCACAATTGCTACTATTGTTCCGATTAGTGCCAACGGGATCCACAATGGACTAGTTACCCACCACCACGACCAATTTGCTACCGGTCCTACTTCTGCTAGTTTAAGGGTTAGAAAGATCAAAAACAATACTGTTCCAATACCCAAACCACCTGTTGTTGCTTTTTTATCACTCATACTATACGTTTTTCCTTTTTTCATTTAACTCGTCTCTAATTAATGCTGCTATTTCATAATTTTCTGTTTCAACAGCAAATTTCATCATATCTTCAATCATTAAACTAAAATCATTGTTGAATTCCTCTTCTAATAGAAATTGAAATGATAATTTGTCTTCAAGTGATAATTTGCTTGCTTCAATTGTTGGATGAAAATATGTGTTGCTTGCTTGTATCAAATTTAAAATCTTTTTTTCTTCCATAACCTTTATTTTATACATTCAATATACGAAAGAGGAGATAAATCTCCTCTTCCTTTTTTATATCTTTTAAACTGCTAGAGCATATTGATCAGCTAAGCTGAATAGTTTTTGATTCAAAATCATATCTGTTTTAAAGTTACGAACATCAGCTGTTAGGTTTTCTTGAATTCTGTTGAACACTGTCCACAAATCGTTACCTTCATCTTCAATACGATTAACTTTAAGCAATTGCAATACTTTTTCTTCTTGCGCAGCATTAACTTGAGCATTTCTTAAAGAATCAACATAATCTGCTCTGTTCAAATCAAATGAACTATCAAATTTAATTCGATATGCATCTCTAGCAAGAGCATTAGCTTGTTCATGCGTTAATATAACATTTTTAAAGTTTCTAAATGAATCTAGATACATATCAGCTTGATTAACTACTTGAGCAATGATTTGCGGAATCTTGTAATAATCAACTTCAGTATGTTTAACTTTAGCTACAGCATAATCACGATGCATCATGTTGTTTACACAAACATAACGAAATGCTCCTGGTTGGATTTCAAGCGCTGTGTTACCGCTTGTGCTGTTTGATAGTTTGATAGTAAACAATGATTCGATGTTACCTTTTCTATCATACATTTTAAAATCAGGATGATGTAAATCAAGATAATGCGAATCAATTTTTCTACTTTTACCTCTTTGTTCAGCTACGCCTTTTAATTTAAAACCTTCGTTTTGTAGCATTTCAACCACATCTAACGTTTCGATATAAAATGGTTTTTGTTTGATGCGTTGAACATTTTTAATGTTGTTTACATCTAGTGTGTTAGCAAATGCGATTGCTTTGTTGATATCGTTATCAACCGGAATAAATTTGTACTTCATACTTGTTTTTTTTAATTATACACTTAATATACGAAAGGAGGATTGCTCCTCCAATTCCTTTTTTATTCTTCTGCTTGATTAAAAGCATAATGAACTCCATCTTTATAAATCGAAAAGTAGATTTTAAAATCTTTATCGCAATCACGATTCTTCTCGAAGTGAAGCGTTCGCTCCAAACCATCTTTGCTACGTTCTACTTTGCAAAATGCTTCCATCATGTGTTTCAATCGGTTTGAACCAGCAAATTCATCGCTTTTAGTTACTTGTTGAATATTGATGAATGAAGTATAGTAAGTTTGTTTGTTTTTACCTTTCTTAACATCATCTTGCAACTTCAAAAACCATGATTCTGCGTTTTTTGCTGTACCTCCGTTTTGATCTTTATACATATCAAGTATTTCTGCTACTGAATCGACTGCAATTACGTCATATCCTAAGCTAAATACATGTTCAATTGTTTCTTTCAATGTATCCATATGATCTTTCAAAAACAATGTTTGTACACAACCAAATGCGGGCATTCGTCGGCAATATTTGTAGTGTCCGATTTGATCCATTTCTCCTTGTACAAGCAAACATTTCAAACCTTGCATTGTAAAACGAGCTAGCATATCCATTACTAGTGTTGATTTGCCTGAACCTGGTCCGCCTGCAATCATCATTGATGTACCTGGCATTAGTCCGCCTTCAGTTGATAGGATCAAATCAATTTCTGTATTTGTTTTGAACGGTACAAATAGCGATTCATTGAATTTTAAATCATTACCTCTAAATAGTTGTACAGATGTTGGATCAAATTCAACTGTTACTTTTTGTTTTGCTGGGCGTCCTCGTTTCACTGCTGTTTCTCTTTTTTCAATTTTCATAACTTTTCTTTTTTTAATTTATACTTTAATATACGAATTCTTTTTTTAAAAACCTATTCCTTAATTATTCAACCATCCATCCGTTTTGGTATCGATCTGCTTCATATTGTTTATTGTAAACAAACATAATAATAGCGATGATTGTGTTTAACCAAAAGAAAATAAAATATTTACTGAAATGACCTTTGATGTACCATTTAATAAATACATATGCTAGGTAAAATACAATTACGCCTTCTAAAAATTTAAATATTCCTCTCATAATCTTTTTTTTATACACTCAATATACGAATTCTTTTTTAAATCTCTTATTCCTCTTATAAAGGTAGTTTTTCTAATTTAAAAGAAGTCCCTTGTTGAATGATTCGAAATTGAGCTTCATTTACAATTGTTCTAGCTTCATCCATGTCCTCACCAAATTCAGGATAACCTCGTCTCATTCCGATGAATACTTGAGCATATTCGTTTAAAACAATAAACTCAGGCTCTTTAGGTTCTCTTAATTTTTTATTTAAAACTGCTTTCATTTTCTTAATTTAAGAGGAATATACGAAAGGGAGATTGCTCTCCCTATTCCCTTTTTTAAATTAAAATCTCGCAAGTGGGTCTGATGGTGGTAGATTAATTGTTAATTCACCTTTTGAATTAAGTGCTTTTTCTAAAGGTTTTACTTCAACTAACACTCCGTTAATTTTAAATGAACCTCCTTGTTTAAGTAGTTTTTTAAATAGAATTTCGTGGCTTTCTTTCCACGATTCACTTGCTTTAAGGACAGTTGCTTTGTCTACTTCAACTCCATCAAATTTGATGATGATTCCTTTTCTAATTGATTGTGCTGATATCATTTTTTAATTTTTTTAGTGAAATACCACTCACCAATTTTCATTCCAACTGCGATCCCAAAAAGAAATCCTCCTAACCATAATATAAAATCAATCATTTTCTTCTAAAATTTCTTCGTTAATAATTTCTGCTTCTTGTATTGTTTCTGCAAACAAAAAATGTGATTCTGTTCGCAACACATGATCAACATTTGTTAAATAATCTCTCCATTCCTTTACTGCCTCTAAATTGATGATTCCCTCTTTATTGGCAAACAACGAAATTGGAATGTCTCGGTGGATTATATACCACTTGTCGTTATGTTTGTATAATTGTTTCATTTACTCTAAACTTAAACCACTATCGCTTTTCAACTCGTGAAGCGTTTCTCTGATTTTCTCTACAGCTTTATATGCTTCACCTATTAGTTTATCATTGTATTTTAATTCTTTACGTAGGTGTTGATCTAGTTCCCACACTAACATTTTCCATTTCCATCCATTAATAGCTGACTCCATGTCTTCTCGCTCATCCATTGGGTCAAATTCCAGAATCACTTTTGCCATGTTATTTTTCTATTAATTTCATATTTTTCCAATCTGAGGTAACACCATTTACTCTTACTCTATATTTGAATACAGATAAGGGATGACATTCACCAATAAATTCACCTTCATACCATTGATCTGGTTTGTATTGTCTGTGGTATTTGGGTAAGAATATATTGCTCACTAGTACTTTATCTCCTTTATTTACAGCCATGTTATTTCATTTGTTACATTATCCCATTCAAATGTCCATGGAGCATTTGTATAATTGTATCGTTCATCTAAAACAGATGCATTAAAATAATGTGTTTGACCATCATAGTAGTAACCATAACTACCATGTATATGTCCGCAAACATGAATTTTTGGACGAGAAACAGTGTTAATATGTTCTGCTAACAATTCACATCCCACTCGTATTGTGTTCCCACCAGGTATATCTAACTTACCCCAAACAGGACCATGTGTAACTAGAATATCTGTGTTGATTGGAATAGCATCCCATTTTGCTTTAAGTTCTTCTCCATTACGAGGCAAATTAAACGCCCAATCATAAAACCATGGCTGCCACGGTGAACCATATATGCGAACGTTTTCTTCCGGCATATCTCCATTGTGTCCATCATAGTATAGAACATGTTCTTCATCTTGTAGATATTCTATTGTTTTATGTTCTGCTAAAGCATTTTTAGCCCATTCAGGGTCGTTTTCCATTATGCGATCGTGGTTACCTGCGATCAATATTTTTGTATTGTAATTGTCAATTTCATCAAACCACTTAAAGAATTCACGAGCTTCAATGAAATCGTATCCTGAAGACATAAAATCACCTGCATGTATCAAAATGTCACCTCCAGGTAAATCTAGTGGTTGATCGGCATTGCGTAACGACTTTGTTGTTGAAAGTTGATTATGCTTTGTATGCGTATCTGATATTAATGTGATTTTATAAATTCCCATTTTTTGTAATATATAATTTATAACTTGAATTTTTTGTTTTAAATGTAATACAGCGATGATCTCCAAATTCAACATCACTTTCAATTTCTGTAATTGTAGTTGTTAACCAAGTGTATTGAAATGTATATTGTGGATCAATAATAACACTAAAACCAACTTGAGGTTCATCGTGGAGTTGTTTGTAACGGCTACCTATTTCTTCACCTTCCCACTCTATAAATTTGTATTGTGTTCCAAAATGTGTTTTACCATTACTTTTTATTAGTGTAATGGGCATATTTGTTGAATCACAAATGTTACAAACA